GGTAACCCCTGTTTGCGTTTGGATCATCAATTTCCAACAAAGGAGATGTAAGATGAATGTTTCATCCAATGCGCTGGACAGATACTTTGAGCTGGGTCTCCCCAACGAAGTTGCGTATAATCTACGTAATCAGGTGTTGGTATGGCTTGAGTCTTGTGGGACGGAGTGGACGGTTGGACGGTTGAAAGACCTGAAAACCTATTATATCCACTGGTTATCCGGAAAGCCTAAAACCCCTTCAGGGTCATGGCTTGCTGTTGATAACCTGGGTAAACCAAAAGGTGCTTTCAAGTGGTTGTTTACACAGAAGGTGTCTAGGAAGGTATTCTCTGCCTTACTGGCTTATACGGCTTTTGTTGCCGGAAAACCTACTGAGAACCAGAAGAAGAAATTCTTAGGTTCAATCGTAGCTGAGCCTTTGGTTGCGTTACCCCATGTACCTAACCTAAAGACAGCGGTTGGTGAAGTGCAAGAGCACTTACCGAAGTATCGGATTCCACCATTTGAATCTTATGGTTGGAATGATAACCGACGTGCTCCCGGGGCGGATATGACCACCCGACCCGAAGGGCCCGATATCCTCTTTGAGGATTTTACTTCCACTGTTGTGTGGGACTTGTTAGATCAGGATGACACGCAAGGTGTCATTGCTGAGACTCTCGGCCCATTTTACCCAATGTTGTTTCAGGGTTCAACAGAGTCCGATCATCCCTGCGGATGTTTTGTTGGTAGGCTCAGTTTTATTCAAGAGCCTGGATACAAACTTCGGGGTATTGCTAATCCAAGGAGGGTGTTTCAAGTTGCCCTCCGCCCGTTAGGGCAGCAGCTTTTTTCGCTATTGGAAAAGCTACCATGGGATTGCACGCATGACCAATTTTCTGGTGTTAAGGCAGTTCAATCTGCTCTAAGCCGGGGACAAGTTGTGCACTGCATAGATCTAAGTGACGCCACAAATAACTTCCCATTAGCTTTGCAGCTACGGGTTTTACGATGGTTTGATGGCATACCATATGCCGACATCGAGTTATTTGAGAAAGTATCTAGGGGTTTATGGTTCGTTCCTCCCGCTCTGCGGTTTAGTGGTCACCCAGGCATAATACCTGAGAAGGTCACTTGTGCGAACGGGGAAGACACTTCAGCCATAAGGTGGACAAAGGGCCAACCATTAGGCCTATACCCCTCATTTCCAGCCTTTGCATTAACTCACGG